TTATCCAAATGAAGATGGTATTTTAGAGTCGATTATATCACCCAAAGGCTTTATCGGAAGCGTGATACGGACGGTAGGAGACTATCATAAGTCATTGAACACTCCGGCCGGGGAAAGTGCGCCCGTAGATCGTATCACGGAAAATATTGAACCGCCCGTCACGGAAACTCCGGTTGATAATGTACCGCCTACAAACGACGAGGGTATTATCCCGCCTAACGATGGCGGCAATGTACCGCCTATACCGCCTGAAACACCTGATCTTGAATACCCGGATGGTGGAGATAGAGTACGTTCATTCTCGCGCCGTGGTTCTCAGGATGATACATTACCTGAGGAAGTGAGAAATATTCTTGCAGAAGACACGTATAAAGTAGTTAGAAATGCTGATGTTGAGACTAGAGCAAATGAGCTTTTTGATCCTGAGAATACCGCGCAAACAATGTCTAACCTTAATCGTGCGGTCGAAAATCATGATCCTGCTGCTGCTTTATTAAGTTATAAGCTGGCAAAAACATATTTTGATGAGGGTAATTATGACGCGGGCTTAGACGCTATTGAGAAAGTCAGTGCGGAATTAACAAGGAGCGGTCAGTTTACACAGGCCGCCAAACTTGCAATGATGCAAAATGATCCGATGGCAGCATTGCGTTCTTATACGCGCGACTTAGACAGGCTTAATCAGTGGGGAAATAAGAAATATAAAAACAAGTGGAATGATCTTGAATTATCACAAGAGGACATAGATTTATTCAATAGTGTTCAAAAAGGTGATGCCGAAGCACTCAGCAATGTAGTAGATCAGCTCAACTCGAAGTTTGGTAAACAGATCCCTGCTAATTTGTGGGATAAAGCAGTTGCTGCAAGTAAAACTTCAATGCTTCTCAACATGAGAACACAGGGACGTAACATAGTTTCTAACTTGGCTATGCTTCCTTTAAGGTCGGCTTCTGATAGGGTATCAGCGCTTGGACAGAATATAGTTCATCTTATTAATCCGGATGTTAAAGTCACGCAGTCTTTAACAGGCGGTTCTAAGCAGCAAAAAGAAATAGCCACGCAGATATGGGATAGGCTTAAAGACGATATAACCGGCGAAAATAAGATGAAGGATAGCGTACAATCCGATATCTTATCTCATAGGCAGATATTTAATGACGACTGGTTTGCAAAATGGATTGATAATATAACAAATGGTGGCGTTCAAGGACTCAATGAAAGACTGGGTGGGGACGCTAACAGATCGACAATGGAGACCCTTTCAAACTTCACGTACTGGTTGATGGGTGATTTTGGCGACACTCCGTTTGTAAAAAAGAATTTTGTTAACCGTCTTGCGTCCTACATGAAGGCTCAGGGAATAGACAAGGTTGAGGATGTTCCGGATGATGCAATAGCAATAGCCACACAAGAAGCGTTAAAGGCAACATTCAAAGATGATAATGCTTTTTCTAATGCGCTTGCAAATGTAAAAAAGAGTACCGGAAAATTTGGAGAGGTAGCACTCCCGTTCGTAAAAACCCCGGCTAACCTTGCAATGAGGGGCATTGATTATAGCCCGGCAGGACTTGTAAATACGTTTAGAAAAATAAAGAGCGGTGCAGAAGCAAGCACAGTCATAGATGAGTTAGCAAAGAACCTTACCGGTACAGCTATGATTTATCTTGGCTATAAGCTGCGTCAGAATGATCTTTTAAGCGGAAACTACTCCGATGACAGCGACGAAAAAGCATGGCAGAAACAACAAGGTATGCTTGAAAACGCGATACATATTGGAGACAACTACTATACTGTAGATTGGGCGCAACCGTCAGCCACACCCTTGATTATAGGATCTACAATATATGATGCTATAAATGCGTCAGATAATGACAATAATAACGTCTTAGATACGGTAAATACAACTTATAGGGGCGCTACGGCAGTTGCTAACTCATGGCTTAACACATCTCCTTTACAGTCATTATCAGAATTACTAGGGGGAAGTGATTACAGCGGTTCTACTGCTGAAAACATTGCAAATACTATTATAGAGTTTCCGCAGAGATTTGTTCCTGCACAGTTGGGGGCAACGGCAAGGACTATTGACCCGGTTATGAGAGACACTTATGAATCGGACGACACTCTCACAGGCATTTTAGGCAATCAAACGCGGCAATTACAGGCAAAAATACCGTATCTTAGCAGAGAATTACCTATATCGTATGATACATGGGGCAATCCTAGAACAAGAAGCGACTCAACAGCGGAAGCCTTTTTTGCGCAGAATCTTAATCCCGGACAGTTAGGAAACAAGAACGAAACACCTATTGATGCTGAGATACAGCGTATTTTTGACGCAACCGGTGATAGTGGTGTATTTCCGTGGGCGGCAGCAAGAAGTCTTGATCTTGGTAACGATGGCAAAATAAAGCTCACAAATGAACAACACAGCGAATATCAGAAGACATTAGGCCAGTTATCGTATAATCTTGCAGAAGGGATTATTAATAGTAGTGAGTTTAAAGCCCTGTCTGATGATGAGAAAGCGGAAACGCTCAATAAAGCGTATAAATTTGCTAATCAGGTATCAAAAGAAGAACTCTTTAACCATACAACGGATCAGAATAAAAAACTGATGGCGGCCTATAGAGAAAATGGTGTCAATGGTGCGGTTAATTACTTGGTAGGAAAAGATACCGCAGAAAAAAAAGAGGAAAAAACGGCAACACCTAAAACCACAACTACTAAAACTAACACCGTGGCGAATACTGTTCCTAAGATGGAACAATCAAAGGCTAACGATCAGAAACAGCAAAAGCAATCATCAGCTAGTGATTTAGGGATAAAGCAAGACACTTATGCAAAGATCGGTAACAAGGCCGGTAAAAACGCAGAGAAGGTATATAACGCTATTCCGTCACTGAAAAGAAACGGTTTAGGCAGTTCCAGCGCTTATTATACCTATGCGGATGCACTTTCAGTAGATCCCAACCTGTCAACGGCCGACTTTATAAAGACGTTCAATTCCATTGACGCGGATAACAGCAAGGGTATCAAACAGGATGAGCTTATAACATATTTCAATGGCAACAATGTCTCACAGGAGCAGGCCAATAAATACTGGAAAATGTACGGTGATCCTGAGTGGAAGAAGATACCTAAACTTGAAGGCGGGAAGTACAAGAAAGTCGCTAAGTAATCCGTTCCATATCTGAAATGTCAGAAGTGGAACTATGAATCCCCTCTATGCGTGATATTATCATTGTGTAGAGGGGTATTTTATTATGATAGTGTCAGATTTTACTGTACCGGAGTTGAATGTATTTCGTGACAACTGCAATTTTGTAGGTGATGAGATCAAGGTGTTTGAGCTGAGAAGTCAGGGTTTTTCGCTTGAAAAGATAGCTGAAATGCTTAATATGTCCGCAACCAACATAGGAAGGATAAGCCAAAGGGTAAATAAAAAGATAAAAAAGGTACAATAATCCGACAAGAATAAGGCACTTTTCATACATTTATTGTGTATGGAGAGTGTCTTTTTTTGTTGCCATAATCTAAGTATGGACGTACTAGAACTATGCGACAGACTATTTGATGATGAGGAACTAAGAGACATACCAATCGAGTATATATTTCGAGTGGCATATACCGTTCTAACCTTAATAGCAGAAGGTGAATGTTTCTACAGAGTAGATTATGACTAAAGGAGAGTGCTTATGTACCCATTTTTTAACTATCAATCCCCGTATTTATCGCAGCCGACACAGAATATCCAGTATGTAAACGGCAGGCAGAGCGCGGAAAGCTATCAGATGCCCGCTAATTCAAGCGTGATCCTCATGGATTCTAGCAAGGCGCGGTTTTACATGAAGCAGACAGATGCTAGTGGTATGGCTACAGTCCGGGCGTATGACTTTAAAGAAGTTGAAGAGAATAAAGCCCCGGAATATGTAACAAAATCAGAATTTGAGACGTTTAAAGCAGAAATGAAGGGAGAAAACCATGAATCCGTTAATGATGCTGGGTAACAACAGTATGATGATGCAGGCAATGGGGGCAATGATGAGGGGCGAAAGTCCCGGAAACTTCCTGAAAAACCTTGCAAATAGCAATCCGCAATTACAGGGGCTTAATTTTGACGATCTTGAAGGAACGGCCAAAAGTCTATGTGAGCGGAACAATGTAAATATGAACGAGCTTGCAGACAAGATAAGAGAATTTGCAAATTCAAATAAATAATCTATGAAAGGAGTAAAAACTATGGGTGACACATCATTTAGTGGTGGTTGGATTTTTGCATTTCTAATCATTGCTGTTATCTTTGGATGGGGTGGAGCTGGAGTAGGCGGCAATGCGGCAATGGCCGGTTATGCTACAATGGCAGACGTTAACTCGGCTATCAACAACCAGTCAACACAGCAGGCGTTAGGTGCTATTTCACTTTCCAGCGCAAACAACAACTACGAAACGGCAAGGCTTATCAGCGATCAAAACCTGTCAATGATGCAGCAGAACAACACGAACCTTCTTACGGCGGTTAATGGCTTTAACGCTATTAGTCAGAATATCGCAAGCGGTTTCAATTCTGTCAATCAGAACATTGCTAATCTCGGTTACAAGATGGAAGATTGTTGCTGCTCAATCAAGACTATGCTTCTTGAAAACAGGTTACAGGATACTCAGATTGCTTTGCAGAACGCTCAGAATCAGGCGGTTAATGCACAGCAGAGCCAGTATCTTCTGTCTCAGCTTGGTTCATTTGTACCCACGGCAGCAGTTTAAGGGGGTAGGATATGAACATTATTAAGATATTGTCGGAGAAAATCGATGAGGAAGTATGCGACGCAAAGGCTTATGTTAAGATGGCTATAGAGTACAAAGAAGAGTACCCGGAGTTATCCCGGACGCTTTATAATCTCTCGATGCAGGAAGTTGAACATAAGAACCTTTTGCACAACGAGGTTACGGAGATCATCAGGAGATACAGAGAGACGAACGGTGAACCGCCTGCGGATATGATGGCGGTTTATGATTATCTCCACAAGGAGCAGATCAAGAAAACTCTTGAAGTCAAAATGATGCAATCGATGTATAAGGAATCGTAATGAAGGGGCGCTATATGCGCCCTTTTGTTTCACTTCTGTAACGTCACATACGGAACTATTAATGACAATGTTTGCGTGTTACGATGGTCTCACCAAAAGAAAGGAAGGTGATCATCATGACGACAATGGAAGCAAAAGTATATATTCAATATATCAAAGTATTATTAGAGATTAAAGGTTACACTGAGGATGTTTTAAAAGAAGCGTTAGATATGGCTGATTATGCACTTGATCCGGAGCCGGTTGTAAAAGACCCAAGATTTGAGTGGATATAATTTGCCAGTCAAAAATGCCAGTAATTCACGGAAGCCTTGTAAACACTGCATTTTACTATAACAATATAGGGGTTCGAATCCCCCGTGTCTCAGCAAAAGAAAACCCCTAGAAACAAGCAGTCTAGGGGTTTTTAATGCCTATTTACGCAGTTTTTTGAAGATCGTAAAACAGCGTAATTACGTGCCTTACAACATGACGCTGTGAAAATCTTGCCAGTAAAAATTGCCAGTCAAAAGTCAAAAAAAATATGATTATCTGTCGGGGGTTTCCGTTCCCCCGTTGCCAAAAAGTCCATCCATGACCTTCTGCTGCATCTCCTCATTTTTGTCTTTTAGTGCGTTTCTGTAAACAGATTTCATAACATGATCCGTTTTCCATCCCCCGGCCTTCATGATATAAACATCGGGGATGCCGAGCGAATGAGCATATGACGCATAATAGCAGCGAAAATCATGCAATCGGAAACGCTCAATGCCTAACATATCCTGATATCTATGTAATGCCGCAACAAGTGTAGGTGGGGTCTGATCGTATATCGTTCCTGCCTGTTTGACTTCTTTTACAAGAGAATCCGGCAGATATATTTCACGGGTAGACTCTTCTGTTTTGGTATTATCCCGTATCGTTAAGTGGTTATCTTCATCATAAATACGGGTTTTATTGATTGTTAAAAGGTTTCCGTGAATATCATCGGGTGTTGCTGCGCATATTTCTGATCGTCGCATACCCAAAACTGCAAGCTGAAATGGTATATGATATATAGTCCCTTCTGATGCTTTGAGTATTCTTTTGACCTGTTCCGTTATTGGAACTACGTTTTCTTTCTTCTTTTTCTGCGGCAATGCCGTTTTCAGGACTAGAGATGGCCGGAACATTCCTAGAACGGCTGAAATAAAACCATGAAGGTTTCTTACGGACTTCGGAGAGTGATCTTTGGCATACTCGTTTATCTCGTTTTGAACATCAATTTGCTGAATATCGTATAGTTTCTTTTTCTTAAACCCATCTGAGAGTATGCGTTTACATTTTTGATACCCGCCCAAAGTCGATGGAGATAATACGTTACGCTTTGATTTTATATACTTATCGCAATATGCTTCAAAAGTACCCTTATCCGCTCCTAAATCAGTGTTTTGATATCTTTCCGACAAAGCTATTGTTATTTCACGTTCGTCGGGAATATGGTCGAAATAAAGGTCGTATCGCATACCTTTATAGGTCTTGCGTATTCTGTATGTATTTTC